TAATACTATAACCAAAACTGAATATATTTGATAGAAACCAGTAGGACTTACTTACTCATAGACCTTTCTTAGGTGGTCAGTTTTCCTCGTAAATCACTGGTCAATTTTCATTGTAAATCAACACCTGTCCTTTGTGCCATAATAAGAGATTATTTGATTGTGGGACATCAGTAGAAGGCATCGTAAAAATAAAATGCCCTTGTTGCAAGACTGTATCTGTTATTAACTTGCAATATGTTGCTGAGATACATAGAAGAAAGCGAATTGCAACATATATAAGATTTAGACTGAAATAAATATAGTGACTATTGAGCCAAGCATCCGCATAGAAATTCAATTTATTCAAGAATTCGTTATAGGATAAGTTTTAAAAATGCATCCTATAGCTGTGAGATAGCAAATTGCCAGAGTGAGAAATTAGTTTAAAAACTAGTTCCTTATTCTGGTATTTTTTTATTAATAATAAAACATGTGTAGCATAGCAAGTATTCTTGTGTCGTTTGGTGTTGAAAATAAAATATTCAGTTTATTAAAAACACACACATGAGGTTTGGTATTTTTTGTTTTTCAAGTACAAGTGAGAGAAATTACAGTTGAGAGATTGTTTATAAACGATAATATTGTATAAAGGCGTATAAAAGTGCAATTTAAAAATAAAATACTTGAAAAAAACAAACGTACGTTCTATAATTAAATTACGCTATCTTAGAGGTAAAAAGGTGTATAAGACAAACAGTTGCATACGCAAGTTATGGAGGTGTCTAATGGAGGAAGAAGTTATTCATGTCGCCTGCCCTTGTTGCAAGAACAAAAGATTGTTTGATTTATTGCCGGGGGCAACTGGCATTGTTAAGATAAAGTGCCCGCTATGCCGAGGTGTAGTTGCAGTATCACTACATAATTATAATAAAGAAGAAAAGAGTCATACGGAGCAAATCGGCGCATAGCGAATGCTATAGCGACCAACGCCTGATGAAGACACACTAGCAATAATGCTAGAAGTGTTTTTGTTGGGCTTTTTTTATACCCAAAATTAAATATATGAACTACCGAGCCTAGGATCAGAAGTGGGTGACCATATACTAGATACCGCCGAGCCGGAGTAAAGCTGGAATACTACAGACTTACTCTAGGCTCTTTTTTTGACCTTTTGTAAATGGTGTCTCTAGCTTTACTCAGTGTAGAGAAAGAGGCAGCAATGCAGAAGTGTAGAAGTCCATAACTTCTGAATTTTGAACTAACAAGTCATTAATTCAAAATTCAGGAGGAAAGTAAAATGGGCAAGAAATTTATAAAAGTAGAAGGACAGTTGATAGAGGTAAGTGAAGAGATTTATAAGGAATATTACAAGCAGAATAGAAGAGAACGCTATCTTGAGGAACGTGATCTGGTTAATGGAACATTTTCCTTCAACCAATATGATACTGATAAGATGCTGGGAGAAGATTTGCTGGTTGATATGTTAGCAGCCTCTTTTGAGGAGGCAATCGAGAACAAAGAGCTATATAAGGAGCTTAAGAAAGCAATATTGTCACTTCAAGAGGAAGAGAAAGAATTGGTTCAAGCTTTGTACTTTGAAGATAAATCGTTAAGGCAGATTGCTAAAGAGTGGGACATGCCGTTGACTACTTTACATCGTCTCCACAATAGGATTTTAGGTAAATTAAAAGAAATATTAAAAAACTTTGAATAAAGCGGAACACCCCTAGCTTTTTTTGGCTTATAAGTGAAGGGTATTTACTCTATCACTTATAAGCAGGAGAAGCTAAGTATGGATGAACAGATTAAAGTGGTAATTTACACAAGATCACAAGGTGGTAAGGAAAAACTTAAGACTCAGATGGTGAGATTAGAGGCTTTTGCTAAGTCACAGGGATGGCTTGTTACATCACGAATTATGGATGATGAGGATGGTTCAGACACATGTCGTGGTGCTGTTTCAAATATCTATTGTATGAGCGATTCTGGAGCTATGGATGTTCTATTAATAAGTTCTATGGATAAAATCACCACTTCATTAGATGATGCATATCATTTCTTAGCCAGAATGGAAAAGGAAAATGTGATCGTGTATTCCGTACTAGAAGGCGTTAGAACAATCAATAATTCTGATATGTGTTAATAACAAGAATTTAGTAAAAAAGTAATAATGGATAAGCTAGAAATCATAGCTTTTAGTAATGGTTTCTAGCTTGTATTGGAGGTATAGGATGGTAGAAAATACACAGGCATATAAAAGCTTAGATGCAATGAAAAATATAGATATCAGAACAGTTGACAGAAATTCGTTAGTCGATATTAAGACGATTACAATAGATGAGAATTTACCGAAAGAAGAAAAAATAGCGGAGTTCATTAGACAAATCAAGAATCCCTATTGCTACAAGGTAGGAAAGATTGTTGTGCAGGTTGGCTTCTGCGATAACGATGTTTCTTTTGAAGACAGCTTTGAAAATATTTTTTTGTCAATGTAAAGTAAATATGGAACTCCTGCTAATTGTGTGTTACTATTACTAGTGAAAGTAATAGGATTCAAATTAGCAGGAATTCTTAGTTTACGGGTAAAGCCTAATTTACCAATAAGCATAAGGAGTGAAGTTAAATGAATCCAGAGAATAAAGTCTACAGAACTGCCATTTATGTACGATTATCCAAGGAAGATGGAGACGTTGCCATTTCTAACGATAAGGTTGAAAGTGACAGTATCTCAAATCAAAGAGAATTAATCAAAGAGTATTTGAAATCAAAGCCGGAGATTCAGGTTCGCTCAGAACGAGTAGATGATGGTTATAGCGGTGTGGATTTCAATCGTCCAGCTTTTCAGCTAATGATTCAAGATGTTAAGGAAAATAAGATTGACTGTATTGTAGTCAAGGATTTATCACGTTTGGGAAGAAACTATATTGAGGTAGGAAAGTATGTACAAAATATATTTCCGGTCTTAGGTGTACGTTTTATTGCCATTAATGATAACTATGACAGTTTTGCCGCGAAGTCACAGACTGATGATATTATAATTCCATTTAAAAACTTAATAAATGATGCTTATAGCAGAGATATATCGATAAAAATCCGCAGTAATCTTGAGATAAAACGCAAGAAGGGTGAATTTATCGGTTCTTTTGTTGCGTTCGGATATATGAAATCGGAGGATATCCGCAATAAGATTGTCATAGATGAATATGCGGGAAAGATAGTGAGAGATATTTTTGAATGGAAGAAAGAAGGAATGAGCCAACAGGCTATTTCAGATAAGTTAAATCGTATGGGAATTCTATCCCCAATGGAATATAAGCAAGCAAACGGTTTGAATTTTGCAACTAGCTTTAAAGTGAATTCTCAAGCAAAGTGGAGCTCGCAGACGATAGGAAGAATCCTTAGAAATGAAATATATACTGGAGTTCTTATCCAGGGTAAGAAAACAACTCCTAATTATAAAATTAAAAAAGTAGTATGTAAGGATGAAGAAGACTGGATCAGAATTGAAGATTCGCACGAAGCATTAGTCTCAAGAAGAGATTTTAATATTGTTCAATCTATACTTGATGCGGATACAAGAACAGCTCCGAATGAAGAGGCCGTTTATTTGTTTGCCGGAATGATTGAATGCGCAGACTGCCATGGAAATATGATTCGTAAAACGGTGCCAGCAGGTAGCAGACGTGAGGGTACAGAACGCAAATATATTTATTATGTTTGCTCAGAAAATAAGAACAATAAAACGTGTTCGAGCCATACCATAAATGAAAAACAATTAGAAGAAGTAGTGCTGCTATCAATAAGGTCGCATATAACCGCAGTAATGGATTTAGAAAGAACCTTGAATTTTGTAAAGTCATATCCGATTGGAAAGTTATGCATTAAAAAACTGGATGCCAGAATAATGCAAAATGAACAGGAAATAGATAAATGCAATAAGTTGAAAGTTTCCATTTATGAAGATATGAGAGAAGGTCTTATATCAAAGGAAGAATTCGTTCAGTTGAAAGATGAGTTTCAATATAGAGTAGATGAAGCTACTAGGTCAGTTGGAAAATTGGAGCAAGAGATTGAGACGATATTGTCGAATAAAGGTGAGACACAGGAGTGGATAGAATGTTTTAAGGAACATAGCAGTATATTGCATTTAACAAGGCAAGTAGTGATTGGACTGATTCATAAAATATATGTGTATGAAGATAATAGAGTCTTTATAAGATTTCGATATCAAGATAAATTTGACTATAATTCCGTATATGTAACAAAGGCAAAGGAAGCAATCGATTTAGGAAATGAACAAAAGGAGGCTATCTAATATGGCTAGAAAAAGCAGAAAAGTAGTGTCCGCTAATGAGAATAACGATCATTCTGAAAAAGTTCTTACCAGTACAGTTAGAACGGCAGTATATGCAAGAATGTCATTAGAAGATAGGGTAAATAGTGAGAGCACCTCGATTGAAACTCAAATATATATGTTAGAGAAATATGTGAAGGACAGACCATATTTTAATCATTACAAAACATATATTGACAATGGGTTTACAGGTACTAACTTTGAAAGACCTGAATTTACTAATATGATAAATGATATGAAGAGAGGAAAATTTGATTGTATCATTGTTAAGGATGTATCAAGATTAGGGCGAAATTATCTTGAAGCAGGTGCGTATTTGGAAAATATATTTCCTATGTTTCAAATACGTTTCATATCTGTTAATGACAACTATGACAGTTCGGATCCTGCATGTAAAAGGGATGGATTATCATTACCACTTAAGAATTTAATAAACGAAGCTTATTCAAAAGACTTATCAAGAAAGCTTGGAACAGCATTTCGTACAAAGCAAAAAAATGGTGAGTTTATTGGTGCGTATGCACCGTATGGTTATCTGAAATCAAAGGAATCATGTAATAAGTTAGTGATAGATGAAGAGGCGGCGCCTATTGTTAGAAGAATATTTGATATGAAAATTAAGGGAATGAGTGATCTGGCAATTGCAAGACAGTTAAATGAGGAAGATATTGCCTCACCTTTTAAACATCGGTATGAGCAAGGACTTGTAACGAATGAAAAATACGCAATTCTTCTTTGGAAGCCGGGGGCAATATCAGATATTTTAAAGAACAAAACGTATCTTGGTCATATGGTTCAGGGAGTACATAGAAAGTCGTTGTATCATAATGAGAAATCTAGACGAGTACCGGAAACAGAATGGGTCATAGTAGAAAATACACATGTAGCTATTTTGAGAAAGGAAATATTTGATGAAGTTCAAGAAATTCTAACTATGAGAAAAATAAAATACTTTGAGCTGTTATCAGATAGTCCGAAGGGGATAGAAAATAAACTGAGAGGTATTGCAGTATGTGGTCATTGCAATCATAAGCTACTGATTACACATAGTTCCAGTAAGAGTGCTACAAATTATTATTATCGCTGCCCATTGTTTTTGGAAACTGGTGAAAAGGGTTGTGTGCATAAAAGCATTCGAGTAGAGGATTTAGAAGATGCAGTTTATAGCTGTATTAACATTCATAT